TAATTCATCTTTGCTTGTGAAGTAGTTATAGATATTCCCAACACCAACACTCGACAATTCCGCTATTTCGCGCATGGAAGTCTTGGAATAGCCTTTCTTCTCGAATTGCTGTCTGGCAATCGTCAATATCCGACCCCTTATGTCCTCTTTCAGCACTTGCATTTATAACGAACAATGTCTGTTTTTAATTTTTTGCAAAGGTATAAGGCTTGAAATTGTCGTGCAATACCTATTTTTAGGGATTTTGCGTCTTCCAAAACATGGGGAGCAAACCGTTTCGGTATGCCCGAAACACAAACCTGCTCCCCATCAAAACTTCTCCTTGATGGGTTAGCTTTTATGTTTCTTCAAATCAATCCTATTCCATAAAATAAAGTCTTACTTCATTCTACATCAAGCTCAGGTTTATTAGCAGGCTTATTTGAACCTGATGAACGCCACAGGCTACCACACCGATGCCAAATGCTGCCACGCAGGTGCGAAGCGGTTGGATTGTGCCGGACTTCGCTTTTCTTTGCATCACGGACGCTTGGAACAGCCGTCACGGGTTCGGCGGATAACGCCACTCCCTGCCACAAGCTGCCACGATTGTGCCAACCTATTGTTTGATGCACGATACCCATTTACTTTGCGTCCAAAACCGAGTATCAACATTAAAAACAGTATCGACAATGGAAGTATTGATTTTTCAGAAAGAGGCGTTTGAGGAAATGGCGGCGAAGTTCAGCCGCTTCTCAGACCGTGTGAACGAACTCCTTGCCAAGCAAGGCAGCAGGTCATTAAACCACTGGATGGACAACCAAGAGGTCTGCCAACAGTTGAACATCAGTCCGCGCACCTTGCAGACCCTGCGTGACAACGGCACACTGGCTTATTCGCAGATAAACCACAAGGTGTTTTACCGACCGGAGGATGTGTTGCGCATCGTCAAGCCCGTTGAAGGTAAGCTGGCAGACAAAGCCGTTTGATTATTATGTACCACTAAATCCAACGTAACAATGAGTGAAATGATTACCAAGAACCATACGCTTGTCGCCGAGTTCGGCGACAGCCTTGACCGTCTGCTGGACGGTATCGAGAACTTTATGGCAAACAGCCGTCCGACATTGGGCGGCGAACGCTTCCTGACGGACAAGGAGGTGTCGGCACGGCTGAAAGTGAGCCGACGCACCTTGCAGGACTACCGCAACAACGGCATAATCGCCTATTATCAGTTGGGAGGAAAAATTCTGTACAAGGAATCTGACATCGAACGAATGCTTGCCGCCAATTATAGGGAAGCGTTCAGACGGCATCCATAATTTGAACAAAGGGAATACGACCAGACGGCATCAGGTCGTATTCCTTACCTTGTCTGGTCGTATATCCTTCGTATCAACAACTTGGGGCTTTTCGTATATATGCCGCTGGCGAAAAGAACAAATATAACGGTTCTTTCCGATTGGCGGCATATAGTTTCCCCATGATGAACCGCCGGAAAGCCACGCTCTCCCTACTTCTCAACTTGAAGGAAATGGCTATCACCATTTCAAGACTGTAAACATCGTAGTTTATCCCGTTGTCCTGTTTGATGTACCGCTTCGTTTCGCTTTCCAACAATTCCATGTTTTTGTAGATAGAGTGTATAGCCTTGCGGATGTCGCAGCCGAACACGTTGAACGCATCGGACATCTCCTGCTGCGTCATCCAGACGGGAGCGGTCGGTATGGCGACCAACCCGTTTTCTGTGATTGTGATTATTCCCCGTTCCATAGTCATTATTCATTATCAATGTTTGTTTCTTTTGGCAGTTCTTGTCTTTTGTACCATTTGCCCGTTCCGTACATCATTCTGACCGCCATCAGGTTGTCTATGTCCTTTGAAATCTTCTTGTCAGTCACCTCCGCGTACCGCTGGGTGGTCTTTATACCTGAGTGCCCCATCATCTTGGCGATGCTCTCAATGGGTATGCCCTCCGAAATCAAGAAAGTTCCGAACGAATGGCGGCTTTGATGGTAGGACAAGTTTTTTTCCCGTCCTATCGCCACGCCCAACTCGTGTATCTCGAACCACATCTCGTCACGGCTCGGAAGCGGAAACACGGGCTTCGTGTCGTCTGTCGTGTTGTAGAGGTCGAGTATCTGCTCCGCTATCGGATGCAGGGGAATGAACGCCTCCACGTTGGTTTTCTTGCGGTTGATGCGGATGTAACGCCTGCCGTCCGCCGTCGTGCCGATATGGTGCGGATGGAGCAGCATGATGTCCACATATGCCAAGCCAGTGAACGTTGAAAACAAAAATGCCCTGCGCCCAAGTTCCTGCAACGGGTCGAGCATGGGCGTTTCAAGGATGGCTTTCAGCTCCGCACGGCTGATGTGCCTGTGCTTCGGCGCGGGCTTCTTCTCGTATTCCATGTCCTCCAACGGGTTGGCACGGAGTATCTCATAGTCCACGGCGAGGTACACCAGCTTGCTCAGCCAGCACAGGCACTTGTTGATTTGCTGTGCGCTGAAATTCTTGTTGCGCTTCATGAAAGCCTTGTAGGAACTGCCGAAATCTTCCGTGATATCGCTGAACTCGATGTCCTCCTTGCCCAACAATGTGAGATAGTCTTTCAGGTATTTCTGGTAATATCCCGAATGGCGGTAGGTGGACGTGGAGTTTATCTCCTTTGAACGGGCAAGCAGCCGTTCACGCTCCCTTTCGCCCATCTGCAACAGCTTGGTGGGGATGACGGCTTTCCTTGCCAACGTGTTCTTCAGTATCTCTGCGCTCACCACGTTCTGTTTCTTTAACGAATCCTCATAAGCAAGTTCAACGGACTTCTTGAACTCCTGCAAGCGGTTGTTCTCGCGGACGGTGCGGATGGTTCCCTTGTTGCTGTTCCAGTCCTCCGATCTGCAATAGATGCCGGTGGTTATCGTGGAACTCTTGCCGTCTATGGTGATGCGGCAGAGGACGGCGGTCGTGCCGTCAGCCTTTACTTTGTTACGGTTGATGTACGGTAATATGGAAAATGTACTGCGCATAGATGTAATGTTTTAGGATTAAAGGATAAGTTTCAAGTCTTTGGTCGCCTCGATGTATCTGTCCATGTCCTCAAACAGCTTTTTCGGAGTGACACAGGCATAGACCTGTGTGGTCTGGATGTCGGAATGACCAAGCATCCGGCTGATGGTTTCAATCGGCACTCCGGCCTCCAGCGTAATCAGCGAGGCGAACGAGTGACGTGCCTGATGATAGCACAAGGTACTGCTCACCCCTGCAAGAACGGCGAGCGATTTCATGTGTCGGCGGAGGTTTGGATGGTATATTATCGGGAACAGCGTCGGGCGGTTGTCGTCATGGTATTTCTCTATTAGGGCGAGTGCTTCGGGCAGCAACTTCACGCTTGCCCGAAGCTCGTTCTTCTTGCGGCGATATTTCAGCCAGAGGCTCCCATCGTCGTCCGTGTAGAGGTTCTCACGGGTGACGCTCACCACATCCGCATAGGCGGTTCCCGTATAGCAGGCAAACAGGAAAAGGTCGCGGACGAGTATGTGTGTGGTGCGCCATGCGGGTATCTCCACATCACGGATTTTCTCGAAGTCCTCGCGGCTCAACGCCCTCGGTGTCCGCTCTGTCTTTTGAGGCAGAGTGAAATTGGCAAAATGGCATCTTTCCGCATATCCCTCCTTGTAGGCTATGCGGCATACCTTTTTCAAGATGGCGAGGTAATGGCGCACCGTGTCCACCGCCAAGCCTTTCACGTCCATCACATAGTTCTGGTAATCGTGGATGAACTGTTCAGTAAGCTGCCCGAAAGCGATGTCCTTCGTCTTGAACTGCCACGGGATGAACTCGCCCAATGTCTTTCTCATGTAGTAATAGCCGGGGTACGTTCCTTTGGCACGGTCTATCCCGATACGCGCCTTCAAGTCCTCGCAGATGCGGTCGGTCATCCGAAGCAGCGTCATCTGCGTTTCAATGCTGCCTTGGAACAAGTCCTTGACCGCCGTCGCGTCAAAGTCCCGCTCGCGCTCCACCAGCGTGTCGAACGCCGCATTGACCGCAAGCAGCAG